TTAATATCTGGGCCTTCTCCGCCAAGCGTTTCAATTTCTGGTGTCTCTCCGTCCTTACTAGGCAACCAATATTCTTTATTAAATTGTAACATTGGCTTACCATTAGTTGTCAGGTTTGCACTGTCCCAATCAAAATCTACAATTTCTTTATAGTTATTCATCAGTTGAGCAAGTGATTGTTTTGCTCTAGTTTTAGATTTACCCCCAACTGGGATAATAAATTTCATTCTATAAGAAGAATTGGTAACCGCCCAAATAACTCTGGTATGTTCCATAATTCTCATTAAGTTGAATGCTCTTACAAGTCTTTCAAGATAAGAAACCCTACTTGCTGTTGTAATTGAAGAGTATGAAATGTATACAATTTGAGAATCATATAACTTTCTCTCTTTCATTGGATCGTCTTTAAATTGGATCCATACCTTTTTACCATCTTCGTGATTATATCCTGGTACTAGGGTGATTGGGTCAATTTCTTTAAATCCAATAATTTCGGTCATTTCTGGATTATAAATAATTTCAAATGAAAGATAACCATCAATCAACCATTTTCTAAAAAAGTACCATGCTGATTGATCCTGATTAAATCCAAAATATTGGTAAATTTCTCTATATGATTTATTAAGATATTTTTGAACATCTTCAGAAACATCCATACCTATAATCTCAGGATTCGCAAAGAAGTTTTTATTATCAAATACGATTGATTCATCACAAAGAATATCTAATATGTCTTCAATTTCATCATGTTGTGAGAATTTTCTAAGCTCATCTCTTTTGGCTTGATATTGTTGATCGAAAAACGGTACGTTTTTACGCATGTTCGTGTCAGCCATTGAAAGGGCTGCAAACGCACCATACATATCATCATTATCCAGGCCTAATGGGTTCATTTGACCATACCCAAATTGATCCTCTACTGGACCAATTGCCTGAGATTGTCTAAGTACCAAGTCATCATAGTACATTCCAAACGACGATAACTTTTTAAGTGAATCGCTCAGTGTGAATGTCTTTTTACCAGTACTTAATGGGCCGTTTCTATCTACAAATCCTGCCATTATATTATTATATTAATTTTAGTTATATATCTTTTTTACTATCAATGAATAGTCTTATTACTTCTTGTGGTGTCATGTTTTCAAGTTCCATAAAATCACATAATGCAATGCTTGGCCATTTCTCATAAGCAACCACTGATTTTTCTGTTATTCTTTCAGGTTTATATTGTCTCAATGCAAACCCATAACCTTCACTATCTAAAAAGGCTTTCATACCTTTATAAGTTATTCTCAAAGGTCTCTGTCTTTCTGCGTCATTTGATGTTGCACCAGAACTTGCTGATTTAATTTGACCAGACATTCTATCATATAGTGTATCTAAAAAAGTTTCTTTAAATCTTGTAGGTAACAAGTTTAAATTAACACCAAGATCATTAGATCCAACCTGTTCAATTGCTAAAACAACAGGTGCCCTATCCCACCATGGTAAATTTTCAGTAACTGGATCATCATATCTAAATACATATATTTTTCCAGGTTCAAATCGAGTTCTCACACGTGCTACTTCTTTAATCTTCCTTGCCTTAAGTGAATCTTTAAACCATTTTTCAGCAGTTCTAATTGCTCTAGCCCTACCCCCATTTTTAGATAATTTTTCTATTTGTTGTTTAATGTAACCCATTCTTAATAGTATCTTCAGTCAAAACTATAAATTTCCAGCCTCTTCCTTCTGAAAAAGTTTTGGCAGCATTATATTTATCCATATTTTTAACATATTGTTCGGCTAGGAATTTATATGATTGAATTGCTTTTTTAGAGTTTTTAGTTGGAGGTTTTGGTTTTGTTATCTGATCCTTTGGTTTAATTTCTACCAAATATTCTTCATAAGAACCGTCCTGTTTTAGTTGTTTAAAATAAAAGTCTGGGTAATATTTGTGGCTTTTGTTTGTTTGTCTAGACCAATATGATATTTCAACAGGTTCACTTGACCAATTTATAACTTTGTCATTTGAATCACACCATATACAAAATTTATATTCCCACGAGCTTCTATAAATTATTGGCTGAGGTCCTATATATTTTTCAGGATTGTTTGGATTAAAATATCCCTGTTTAAATCCTGACTTTTTTGTGGGGCGATTGTTTTTTATTGACATCTATATTGAATAAATTCCAGTGCTATCATCTCCTCCTGAAGAATCAATTGAAATGGTTCCTTTATATTTTTGAGGATGGATTTTATTCCAACCTTTAGCATATCCACGTTTTGCAATTTCTGTAAAGTAAGCAAACGCATTTGGATAATCTGGATTAAAGTTTTTCCAGTATTTTAATAAGTCTAATATCGCAAAAGATAGACAATCATTACGGTCGTCTTCGCTAACATATGTCATTCTATTAATTGCACGCTCTGCTAAAAGTATTAGCATTTTTTCGGCAGTTGGTGTTAGTTTACCAAGTTCTTTAGATTCAGACATTGCTGCGTGTAAATCTTTGTTATTTAAATAATTCTTCTTTTTAGCCACTATATTTATGTTTTGTTTATAGTATATTATATAAGAAATATCTATTTTGTTTAACCAGTCTATTATAAGTAAAAAAGGGACGAATATTCGTCCCTTTGCATTATAAAATTAATTAGTATTAACCTCTTAATTCTGCGATCTTATTCTCCCAAACTGAGATCTCATTAGAGATTAATTTATCAGCTTCTTTGATTTCTTTAACTGATTTATCTGCTTCTGCTAAAAGTCCTCTTTGGTCTTTTAGGAAAGCAATCATCGATTCATACTTAGAAATATTCTCTTCAACTTTAGCAAGTTCTGCAGCTTGACCGTCAACTAATTCTTTCAAGAACGTTAACGCGCTTTGTCCTGTTTTTTCGTTGACATAATCAACTACTTGGTTTGCATTGTCTGCTTTAAAGAAGTTAGAGATTCTATTTTCTGTATTTAATCTAGCAACAAATACATTTTCTTCTAATTTAAACACGTTAACAATGTTACTATTTCCTTCAAAGGTAGCAGCAAAGTCTAGATTTACAAAATTCTCTAACATCGCTGGGAGAGATTCGAATAATTGAGCCTTTGGTGCTTCATTATATCTAACAGCTCCGGAAGTTAGAACGTGATTTGAGAAAGAGTTTTCAATAACTGAATTATTGTTAGAGAAAGTGTTTTCTTTTAGATTATATACAAATTTTGAAGGCCCATTAAACCATTTAATAGTTTCATTACCGAATTCAAAAGATTCAAATGCAGAAATTGCAGTTCTTAATTTTGAATCGATATTATTTCCTTCTATTTCTTTAATTTCATTTGAGTTATTCATTTCAAAAACTCTTCCATTCATATAGAATTGGAATGATTCTTCTACTTTTACAAATGGTGATAAAATATTAGTCATCATAATTTTTAATTTTTTCTTTTATTATATATCTTTTTTAATCTTTAAGTTTATCAGATTCGTCGACAGTTATACTGTCTTGTTGTTCTTTAATAGAATCTTGAACCTGTATTGTTGCGTTTGATGTTAGTTCAAACATTCTATTTCCAACATGCATCTCGGTATTATTTCCAAATCCAGATCCAGATCTATTGCTAGAACCGTACATTCCATTGTCAAAATTAGGTATGAATGTATTTATCTCAATTGGGAACGTTATTTTATACTTATCCTTATCTTCAAACGTAAATTCTAAAGGTCTTTCATTAGTATAGTCGTCTGGCATTGCATAGTATGAAGATAATCTATAAGTACCCTCATTTAAATGTCCTACCTCAACATTAAAATAATTAGATTTGTATAATGTTTTAATGATAGCTTCTGTTATTTTAAATGAATCTAATGTTGAACTTACGATGATTTCTACGTCAACTCCCAAATTGATTGGAATCATTTCAAATTCTGAAACATATCCCTGCATAGCACCATTCTCATCCATTCTAGTATAATTACCAACAGTTCTTTTATTAACTAGCTTTCCAGAATCAACTGACATTGATGTTAAATTTACAACACCTCTGGGTACAACATCATAGTTTCCATCTGCAAATCCGACATCTGGATAACAGTTAGGTCCTGAAGGTGTTACAAATAGAAATTGATCTCTTAAAAATTGATCGTCACCTGTTACTGAGTAGTAGAACGGAACATCAATTAATGTTCTGGTGTCATTATCTAATTGGCGATAAAAGTGGAGTTTATTGTTTAAATCAGCTAGAAGGCCGATAATAACATGTCTAAATACACTATCATCACTATTGAATTTTAGGTTATAAGAAGCCATTAATTTAATATTTTTTATTCAATAGCTTCTATATCAAATTTAGAGAAGCCATTTTCTCTATATATTTGTATTTTTTTATCGAATAATTCGTGTGGTAAAACTGTATGGTTAATCACAAATGTATTAATTTTGCTCTCTTTAATAACTTGACTTAATATTTTAAGAATGTTATGTACTCCATCTGCATCAACCGAACTTAATAACTCATCTAAAAATAATAGATTTAATTGTGGGAATCTTAATTTTAATATTTTAATAATTGCGATTATAATAATAAAGTCAGCCTTCTTACGCTCTCCAGTTGAAAGGGTTAATGGATTAATCTCCTCGCCTAAATGATTAATCACACAGTTAAATTTTTCATCAAATCGAATATGGAAATGCAAGTGCATTGTTTGAGTCATTGCCGCAATATTTGCGTTTAATCCTGGCAAAATTGTTTTAATTGCTAAATTTTTAACACCATCTTCTCCTAAAACTTCTTCAATATATTCTAAAAATCCATACTCTACAGATTTAGAATCTTTTAAAACTTCTTTTTCTTTTTCTTGTATTTTAAATTCACTAATGATTTGTTCAAGATGTGAAAAGTCTGCAGTTCCATTTAAAGAATCTTTAATTGCAATTAACTCATTTTTAAGGTTTCTAATATTTAGATTTAAAGTAGATACTTTGTCTCTAACAGATCTGTCTTTTTCTCTAAGAATTTGGACGTCTTCTTTTATTTTAGCAACATTATTTTCAGCTTCCTCTATTTTTGATGGAATTTCTTTAATATCTTTTTCTATCTCTTTTTTACGATGGTCGTGAAACTGTCCAACTAATTCACTTTCACATGTAGGACATGTGTTATTTTCATAAAGATCTAATTTTTTCTGTAAAGACTCTAATGTGTATTTTAGAGAATTATGAACCCCTTGTTTTTCTTGAAGATCGCTTGTTAAATCACCAATACTTTTAGATATTTTAAACTGTGCTTCTTCTAGTTTTATTTTATTATTATTATAAGTAACTAATGAATTTTTAAGCTGTTGAATCTTTTTCTGATCTTTTTCGGCGCTTTCTGCCATTAATTGATCTAATTTATCATTTACAGATACAATATTTTCATTTAATTGATTGAGTTCCTGTGTATATGCATCTAATTCATTCTTTAATCCCTTTCTTTCATCACGTATTGATTGTTGCATTTCATTAAGAATAGAAAATCCAAACATTCTATCAATAATCTGTCTCTTATCACTATTCGTCATAGTCAAAAAAGATTTAAAATCATTAACTGAAAGAATAATAATATTTTTAAAAACATGATATGGAATTCCAAATAATTCCTCTTCTAAATAGTCTTGTACTGATTTTTTACCAGCTTTATCGAACTCTACGCCGTTTAAAAAGACTTTAAAAACACCAGGAGCTAGACCTCGTTCAATAACTATTTTTGTGCCTTTACATTCGAGTTTAATTCTAACCCAAAGCTCTTTATTAATTCTATTTGGAAGATCAGCCATTCTGACACCCTCAACTTTACCATAAAGTGCAAACACAATTGCATTAGCGATCGTAGTTTTACCTTCACCGTTTTTACCAAGTGTTAAAAATAGCTCGGAAGAGTTTTCACTAAATTCTATTTTTTGAATCTTATTACCGTAGCTTGCAAAGTTTTTAAGTTCGATGCTTTGAATTTTCATATTAGTCTAGTCTATTTCATAGTTATATGCACAAAAGTCATGAAGTTTCTTTAGGCGTGATTTAATTTGATCCTTAATATCATCTGGATGACTAAGATTATCTACATACATATTACATAAATGCAAAATATTATAATTTTTATATAGATCTTCGATTTCATCCATATCATACATATCTTTATCCAAGAAAGTTTCTTGCTCGTAGATATTTGGATCTATTTTACGACTAACACTTTGAACCTTATTAATAAGTCTTGAAAGCGCTGAAGTTGTTGCTATATTTGAAGGAATATAAAGATCTACATAATTATTTTGTATAGCCTCTTTAAACTCACCGAGAGGCACATTATATAACTGTGTTAAATAGAACT